GCGCGGCATGGTCTGGCGCGCGGCATGGTCTGGCGCGCGGCATGGTCTGGCGCGCGGCATGGTCTGGCCCCCGGTGGAAATGCGGGGCGCCAAGCCCCCGGTGGAAATGCGGGGAACCAGGCCCCCGGTGGAAATGCGGTTATCCGTTGACGCGGTGCTAATTTTATGCGTATATACCCCTAGTGGAAATGCAGAGAAAAGGAAAACGAATCATGGCGGATCGTATCACGGTTAAACACTTGCGGGCGCGAGTCGCGACGCTCAATTCAATCTTTGACTACGCGGGCGATTCTTATCAGGACGCGCGGGGGCCGGATGGCGGATTGATTGCTAACGCGGGAACCTACACCCTTGACGGGGCGTATGGCGGGTGGCGGCTTTGTCAAATGTGCGCGGGCGGTGGCGAACGGGATATTACCGGGCGCGGGACTTACCGCGAAACATATGACGCAATAAACGCTTTTATTGACGGGGCGCAAGCTATGCGGCGGCATATTCAGGCTATGGAATCCGCCTAGCCCCCAGATGGAAATTAGCGCGCGGCGGAATTACCGTCGCCCGCTTTCCTTTCCAATGCGCCCGCGCGGCGCATTGCAACGGAAAGCAGAAAGGGACAGTTGATGCAAGAATGGAATAGTGAGTCGCATGAAGGGATGCACCATGCCGGGCATTTTGTTGTCACTGAAAGGGCAACGGGCCGTTGCGGTATCGTGAAGCTGATTGATCCGCGCGGGCGTGATATTACGCTTGTGCAATTCCGCGATTGCGTGCGGACGCATGGCCCGGCGCGGGCGCTGGCAACCTTTGCAAAGCTAGTGCCGGTCTGGCAATAGCCCCCCTCAGTGGAAATGGGCGGATTGCGCCCGACGATGGAAAAGGAGTCGAAAATGTTGGAATCTTGGGTGCTGGAAGTTGACGGGCGCAAGTTTGAGGCGCGAGTCGAAATGGACTCTTGCATGGGTGAACCATGGAAAGAGGACGATGGACACGGGGACGTATCGGAATGGACTCGGCGCGACAAAGCCCCCGGCGAAAGGGTGCTTTGTGAAGATCGGGGGTCTAAGCGGTATTACGACTTCGCGGGCGCGGTGAAGCGTGCCCGTTCGGAAGGCTGGAACGCTGCACCCTACTATCCGCCCGGTGGCGAAACGGAAGGCCAGCGGGCGCAAAAGGCGGCGCTGGCAGACTTCAACCGCTTGAAAGATTATTGCGCGGGTGACTGGTACTACGTTGGCATAATGGTCGCGCCCGTCTGCACCTGTTGCGGTGAAGCCGACGGGAACAAGGCCGAATCCCTTTGGGGTGTCGAATCGGATGCGGGCGATTACTTGAAAGAATGTGCGAAAGAGCTTGCCCACCAAATTGAACCTGAATCCGTTGCCGCCTGACCTGTTTTGTGATCACAAAAACCCTGTTTGTGATCACAAAATCAACTCAACCGGGGTTCGATATGTTCCGCCGGACATATCGGCCCCCGTGTTTCCCCTTTCCCGGCGCCCCGTGCGGGCGCTGGCAATGGTGAAACGCTATAGGAGTCAATAGCATGTCGAAAATGATCACTGTAGAAAACAAGCCTAGCACGTTCTTTCTGCCCGCCCGCGACCTGCTGGCCGTATGGAACGCGGTTTCCGCTGAGGAAACCCGCTACTACTTGAAGGGGGTTTTTGTTGAGTCAATTTCCGCCGGGGGTATGGTGATGACCGCCACAACCGGCAACATCCTGTTGACCGCGGACCTTGATGAGAGGGCTTTCATCGGGGCCGATGTAAGCACGCAGGCTGATGACCGGGCGCGGGGTTTCATCCTGACACTTGATACAAGCGACAAAGCCCTCAAAGCCAAGGCTAGGGGGACTGTATGGCTTTATGGTGATATGGAGTCGGGGATCATCCAAGCGTTAGACGTAAACGAAAGGGATGAGGCTGGAATCCATGCCCGACTCGGCGTAGTCGAATTTTCCCGGATTGACGGCACATTCCCAGACTATCGCCGCGTTATGCCCGCTTGCGTTCCCGGCGAAGCAAAAGCGCCCGTATGTGTGAACCTTGATCTTTTAGATGATATGCGGCGCGCGGCGGCGCTGTATGCGCCCGGTCGGGGTAGGAACCCGGTTCGGATAACGGCAGGCGGTTCGGGTGATCCGATGCTAGTTGAATTTACCCATGCTCCGCATTTGAAAGGGGTTATCATGCCGATGAGGTTCTAACGCCTACCCCCCTTAGTGGAAATGGGCGGGGCGTAGCCCCCGCCCGCTTTCCTCTTGCCAGTCGCGCGGGGCGCGGTTGCCATGATGAAAGCAGAGGAGTCCAGAACATGACACAACCTAAGCCCGCCGTGATCCAAGGCCGCTATATCGCCCTCTATGGCGATACGGGACCGGGCCATGCCCTGCACAAAGCCGCGGGGCGGTTCACCGTTCACAAGTCCTTTGACCGGGACGGGCGTTGGACTGTAACCCTGCCAAGCGGAATTGCGCTAGGTGTAGGTTACTTCACGCGCGATAGCGCCAAAGCCGCCGCCGCCGTCATGGCGCCATTGGTGCAGGACTGGCACGGGGACACGCTGGAAGTGGTTTTCGGTTCGGATCAGGCCGGGCGGGACGCATACGTTGCCGCCGTTCGGGCCGCGTCTAACTGATCCCCCGGTGGAAATGGGCGGGGCGTAGCCCCCGCCCGCTTTCCTCTTGCCAGTCGCGCGGG